CCGTGCTATCGCCGTGTGTCGCGGAGAGGATGCTGTGGTCAGGAAGGTCCGCGCCCGCCGCAATACTCAGCACCCCGACACCCGCCGTCGTCGTGTTCTTCAGGATGCCCGTAGCCAACGCGCCAAGACTCTGCTCGGCAGACAGGTCGCTCGACAACTCCTGCACGATATACTTGGCGTCCGCGTGAGCGAAGTCGGCGGCGTGATGGCCCTGAAGAAGATGGGCGTTGAAGTTAGCGACCTCGGTCGTGCTAGTCACGACAAGCGGCGCAGTACCGTCCGCGATGGTCAGGTGAAGATGCTCAAAGGACGGCGCGGCAGTAGTCAGCAAACTCTGGTCGTGGTGGTAGCCGTCCACAAGCCCCGCATTCAGGTTCGTACAGACCGTGGTCGAACTCACGACGACCGGGGCCGTCCCCGTCGCCTTCGTGCTGATAAACTGACCGCCCGTCGCCTTGATGTTCCCGACGGCCTCGATGGTCTCCGTCGGGATCGTCGTGCCGACACCGAACCTGCCTGCCGCCGTCAGTTTCGCAACGTCAAAGAATATCCCGTAGGCATCCTCCAGCCTGAACTGGATTCCCGCCGTCGCGCTCGCGGGTGAGGTCGTATACTGGTATTTGTAGATAAACTGGTTCGCGCTGTTGACTATGTAATGATAATCGCCTACTTGACATCCGGCCATCGTCTTTGTCGGCGTCACCGAGAACGTTTCGGAAATGCTGAGGTCGGACTTATTGCGTTTCTCTATCTTATAATCGGTTGCTCCATATAACGCGGTATTGTAAAGATAATCCCCGGCGCACCACATGGCGATACTTGCGTCGGTTCCACCGCCCAAGGTGTTGGCAACGACGACCGAATCAACCCACGTCCCGTCCATATCGATTCGGATGATTCTATTGTTTCCTCCGGCAGTCCAATAATCTTGAACATAAATATATTGCCCATCCACTGCGAGTCCGACCGGACGATTCATTTGATCGGTTCCGCTTCCCTGCGTGAATCCGGTAGTCCAAATAGTCGCCATGTCCGAGCACCGGATTTTACGGACGTTAAAGGCGTTCAGATTGGCAATGTAAATATGTCCGGACCAATAGCAAATGCCATTGCAGGCATTAAGATTCGCCCAAACCGCAGACGCCGAAACATAAGACAGGTCGGAGCATTTGTATTTGAGGATAGTTGTGTCAGTCGCGTCGTGGACATAGACGTGAGTTCCGTCTGTTGCGCAATTATATAAAGGATGCCCTGAATCAGGCGACCGTGTTACTTCGGCCCCAGTGATGATGTCAACCTTCACCAACTGCTGATTCGCTGTTTCGTCGCTGTAGTAGAGATACGTTCCGTCCGCGCATATTCCCGCCGGACTCGTTGCCGCAAACGAATCAATCAGCGTAAATTCCGCGACCCCCGGCGTCGAGCCGACCCCGGACGTGACCACGATCGTGTCATGGTCATCCCCGAACTCGTCCCCGACAGCCAGTTTCCATTTATCGCCGTCGCTATCGTCAACGCCCATCGTGTACTTGACGACAGGCGTCGCGCCGACGGCCCATTGAAGGACGGGGTCGCGCTCTGTAGCGGAGGCGTTTATAAGTTTAAATATCGGGTCCGCACTAGCATCGGAAAGAGTTAGTGTCCCGTCAAGATATTTAATATAGTCGCTTCCGGTTATCGAAGTTGTCGCCGCGAGGACAAAGGCATCACTATCGCTGTCATCCACGCCCATCGTGTACTTGACGACAGGCGTTGCGCCGACGGCGAACTGGAGAACGGGGTCGCGCTCCGTTGCCGATTGGTTGGTTATCTTTACATACGGCTGTTCCGTCGAGGACGTTAACTCAAACTGGTTGTCTGCCGACAGGGTGATGTTCGTCGGACGGTTATCCGTCACGACAATCTGGTGGTCCGTCCCAACAATGTTCGTCAGTTCGTTATTGACGATCTCCGTCAGCGAGGATTGTCCCGCCGCCAGAGTAGCATGAAGTTTCTTGAGATAGTCTTCGATATCCTTGAGGCTCCGCAGATTTCGCGGATAAGGATGCTCGGTATATGCGGTGAGGGTCACGCAGTTACCTCAAAGTATGGTGCGCGTGAAAAATAATGGACGTATGCCCCGGTCCAAGTGAACTTCTTGGTGCTGGACGTACTCTCCACCTTGACCCTGAACATCTTTCCCGTGATGGGCAAGAACCAGAAGTCCGCCACGGCGGTCAGGCCGTTACCAGACCCAAGGACCCTACTTGTGGTCCCGGCCCACGTCGCGCCCCCGTCCACCGACAGACTCACCGACACGGGCGTACTCGCACTTTCGTCCACATACTCCAACTGCACTCGATCAACCGTCTTGACAACGTTCTGGAACGGGGGGTTCTGGTCGCTCATGTCGAAGTCCTTGCTCTGGAAGTAGCAAGTTAGGTTGTTCGACGGGGTGTCCGCAACCCGGTAAACATCGTCTCCCAAGAACAGGTAGGGGATGTCTGCGGTCGGGTCCTCAGACCCAGTAATTTCGCAGGTCGCGAAATCTTCTATCTCTAAATAACAAACCCCGCTTGAAATAGTGTGTGTAGCCATCTTATTTCAGGAATCCTGTGACAAGACTAGGGAACGTATAGGTAGTCCATGAATTTTCCCTGTATTTGTAACTGAAGCACCGTTGTCCGTCGCCGGTCATGGCGAACCAAAGGATTTCGTTGTACCTTTGGTTCGGTACGCCCCAGACCTTTGGGCGCTCCGTATCGTTCACGCGGTTAAAGAACTCGTACTTGATGGCGTCCCCGATTGGCTCCCATTCCTGCCCGTTCATCACATAGAAGTTGTCGTGGCCCAACCAGAAGCACGTACCCGCCGCCTCGACCAGACTGTATGGCGCCCAGTTGCCGACCCCCGATTTGTACGTCGGGAAGGTAAACGGGGATGCCGCCACGCCCGTCCTCGCCCCGATGTAGTACCCGTTCCGCTTGAATACGGCAAGGTTGTTCCCGACCCGTCCCATCCCGGTTATCGGCTCGTCAGTCTCGGCAAAGTCGATTTCCCCGGCAGTACTGTCCGTCCAGTTCGTCGGGTCGCCCTCCTTGCTCCACTTGATTGTCCACGGTTGGCGCACGGCAGTCAGATACATATCCGCAAGGATAAGGCGGTTCGCATAACAGGTGCAGTACCGCGCCTTGACCGCATTCGTCGCGTCAAGGTCCACCGCCGTCGCCGCGCTCCCGTCCCACTTCTGGACGTTCACGTTCCCGTTGGTGAAACAGAACACGTCGTTCACCACGGAGAACTGCCACCGCTCGTCGGTCGGCACGGAATATATCGTTCTGATTGTATAGCCCTCACCCGCCCCAGTGCTTGATCCGGTATATGCTGACGAAAGAACGAGGTTCGCGGCGTCAGTAACCTGACTAATGGTGGCCCAGTTAGTGTCTGGCTCCTCATCGGCAGTGAGGTCGTCGGTTGCTATGAATTTATCTAACGCCGCCGCCCCAGAAACAACAAAAGTCGTACTGGACCCGACAACCCCAGTGGTCCCGATGTCAACGGTTCCTGGGCTTGTAATCTTCGGGGTAAGATAGCTCCACGTCTTATTCGCCGTCCCGGTTACGTCTTTCTTAATAAGGTCAGACCCTGTAAGGAACAGGGTGTTTGTTACTCCAGTGCCCCTCTTATAGAGCGTCGCGTACTGCCCGACCGCCCCGCTCAGAAGCGTCCGATCCGTCGCATAGTCCCACCGCCGCTGGATGCGGTTGGACGAAATCTGAACGTTCACCGTCGGCCAAGAGGTCGCCAGCGGGTCTTGGTTGATGGCCGGGAACGAAGTGTCCAGGGCCTTGGCGAGAGGTTTAATAGGTAGTATATTTCTAGGCATTTTATCCGCCGCAACCGTCGGTATCATCCTTTGCTACGAGGTCATACTTGACTAGGAAGTATTGGCTCTCGGTTACGGCTAGGGTAGGGGAGAGTAGTTTCCGGGCCAACATCGTCCCTGCCGCCGACGCATCGAATATCCCGACCTCCGTTACCGTGATGGAACCCGCCGCCGCAAACTCGTGCGAGAACCGCACCGTATCGTTCGGGGTATAGGTAGACTCGATTGTTACGTCCGCCAACGCCCTAGCCGTCTCTGTCGTCAAGGTCGTCAGTCCAACGGCCTCAGCGGTCGTCCCCGTCCCATAGGCGATGTAGGTGAACGGCTTGGGCATCGTCGCCGCCACCTCCGACGAATAGGCCCCGTAAGTGGCCGTGCCCGACAAGTCCCGAACCTTATAGGTGTATGTGGTTCCGGCGGTCAGCCCTTCATCGAGATAGTACGTGGTTCCCGTAGCCAACTGCACTATTTCAGAGTACGAACCGGAACCCGTCTTCCGTTCAATACAATGGTAGTCCTCACCGATAGAAGCGTTTGTGAAGTTGACTTCGTTCTTGGTCCCCTGGAGGGGAACGACAGTCAGGCTAGTTGGTGCCGCGAGGACAACCACGGTCCCCGTAGTGGCACTAGCCGCCGCAGTCTTGTTCTCCCCGTCTGCGTTGTACGCCCCGACCTTATAATAGTAGAGAGTCCCAAGAGTCAGCCCCGTATTCGTCCAAGTTACCGTCCCTATCCCAAGATGGATTCCGATCCTCTTAATCTTGGTGTAGGTTGTCCCGTCCGTGCTACGATATATCTTGAACCCGGATTCGTTACGGGAATTGTCCGTCCAAGTCAGCAACAGGGAAGTCGTGGATACGACCGTAAGAGTTAATCCAGAAGGTGCGGTTGGTGCGGCCACGTTTCCCCCTATGTAACCTTCGCGCTAAGGAAGTCCAACGCCTTCGTCTTCCCCGCCGTCGTCACGGATACGTTCGTCGCCTTCAGGTCAACCTCGCAAGTCAGGGCCAACAGGCCTCCGACCGCTATGGTTAGCGATTCCACGTCGTAAGCGCTCACTGGACTATCCGTAGAGTACCCGCCCCGGTAGAGCAATGTCCCACCCGTCGCGGCATCGAACAATCCCATCTCTGAGAACGTCCCTGCGGTCTGCACCTCAAATGTATTTGTCACCTTATACGTGTCCGCGTCCGTGCGTGTGACCGTACCCCGCGCCCGTTCAACCTCAAACCCTAGTCCGGTATCCGTCGCGGCCAACGCCGCCGTACCGCTACCCCACGCTATCCAGATAGCCGGGGGGCTGTCCGTATCCTTGAGGAGGGCGATGAACTTCGCCCGCCCCGCGCCAGGAAACCTTCCGGTACAGTTTGACATTTCAATACTCGAAGTTGTTGTACGAAGAGTCCCCTCTTAAGTTATGGTGCATGTCCTTCTCCTCTTGGTCATACAGGCCGAGCATCGCGGACACGTCCTCAAGCCACACTTCCTTGAGTAGTTTCACCTTCTCCCAATCGTTCAGCCACATTTGCCCCTTGATGACCGCCAACTGGACGATGATGTTGTCCCACTCGTCGCCAACCAACGTTACGTCCGCACTCGCCGTCAGCGCGGGAACCCGCTTCTTGTAGAAGATGTCAAGGTCGTAGGCCGCGTCAGGCGTCGGGTGCAAATAGATGTTCCCCGCGCTCCTAATCCACTCCGTCGGCTTCCCCTCGGATGCCGCCGTCGCCCTGTCCGTGTAGGACGTATAGGTGAACCAGTTGATGCGCTCCAGCTTCTTGTTGTTCGTCGTGTCGTACAGCGTCCGCACGATGAGACAGTCATCGGGCGTCGGCACGTACTCCTGCCCGTCAACGGTCGTGTCGGAAATGTGCGTTTCCAAGGTCGGGAACACGAAGTTCTTGCGCAACCCCATGTATCGGTTCTTAGTCGTTAAGTCGGCATAAGCGTCGTTGACCCATTTCGCCACGTAGTTGGTCGGTGACATGAGTTCCGTGCGCGTCGGCCCGCCCAGTTGGAACTGGGTATACGTCTGCATATCTCCGAAGTTAAGCGTCCCCACTTTCTGTCTCCTCTACCCGCGCCATTAACTCGCTCTCGCTGATAATCCTGTACGTATCGTTCAGCATCCCCGACGCTACGAAGTGCAGGGCCGTACCCGCGTGCCATTGGACCGCCCAAATGGAGCCAATCTCGATATCGGGAGACACGTCCTTGCCCTTGTCGATGATCTTGGCTAACCGAGTCCCCTCGGAGTGATTGTCGGGGAGGTATATCCCGCCGTCGGTTTTCTTCTCCTCCACCGCGTCCAGTTGCGCGTAAACGAACTTGCCCTTCGGAATGATTTTGATGCTCATTTAATCCCCTAGATTCCCTAATCTGTAGTTGTATTTATCGCGCCCGAGCATGAAGTTCAGGTGCGTAGAACAATAAAAACGCCCCTCGAAGTACCCGCCCGCGCCCTCGGGATACGGCATCCCCTCGGACTTCGTTATGCCGTCCCCGTTCGCCGTCAGGATGTTCGTCCCGCCCGTCGAACCGTTCACCGTCTCGTCGTCGTCAAAGCACTCGCCGTCCTCGCCGATCCCCGTGGGAGACGATAGGTACACGGTCCCGGCGGCGGTCCCCCCGGCCCACGTACCGGACTCAAGGGCTACGCTAACGACCACGCCCGTGTCCGCAGACGTGGCCCCGGTCAGGGTTTCCCCCGCGACGGGAAGAACGGAACCGGAATCGAACCGCAGTTCTACCGTCTTGTAGATGTCCCCGGAACAAGTCGTGCAGTAAAGGTGCCGCTGATGGAACGACTTGGGCCACGGAGACTTGGGTTTCATACTCACGGTCTATCTCCCCCAACGAAAACGACGCTTTCGGCGAACAATGTAAACCGAACCCTCGTCCTGGGTTAAGTCGGCCTGAATTGAGTCGGACTGGAAAAGTTCGTCGCCCATCAGGCCGTCCTTTTGAACATATAGACCACGATGTACGGTTGAACGACGCTCATAGCCGCGTGAGCATCTACCGCCCCGCCCGCGTGAGCGCTGGGCGTCGATGTCTTTGTTCCGCCCGTTTCCTCTGCGGCGTCAAAGTCCGCGTCGCCGGAATCAAGGCCAACCAGAACCTTTCCGGCCCCGAACGCGGCCCACGTTCCGTAACCAAAGAGGGTGTTGGGGTTTGTACTGGCCACCGAAATATAGACGTACCCTATCGGGAACGTAATGCCTGGGCCTCCCGTAGCACCCTTGTCGCCAGTTGCCCCCTTGTCTCCAGCGGCCCCCTGTAGTCCGGTGTCGCCAGTCAATCCTTTATCGCCTGCGGCTCCCTTGTCACCCGGTGTCCCCTGCTCACCTACCGGACCCTGGAGGCCGACAATATCCGCAGGGTCAATGACGTGACTTGCGTTCCAGTCGGACGGGCGAACGACAGACGTATCTTGACCGTCCGCTTTTTGACTTACAAAGGCGTGGGTTATCGCCATGTTACCCCCCGAAGTCTCTCCGGGGAGACCTATTCGAAGTGGATATACACGGTCCCGGCAGACAATTGAGACAGGCACAAATTGTCAAACCAACGCCCATCGGCGTAAAAGACCGTCGGGTTAATCCCCACAGAGGCGTCAGCCGTGATGATGAACTCCTGCGCGGGCGTGTACGTTGTGAAGTCCCACACGGAAGTCGTCTCGTCGGTCAGGTCGCCAACCGGGGATGCGGTCGCCTGATCGTCGCCGTCCCGCGTCGCAAGGAACGCGACGTTGGCGTTCTTGTCGCTGGCGTAATCAATCTCCACAACGTCCCCCGTGGTGATGTTGGCGGCGAGAAAAGCCCCAGTCGCCGCGATAACGCCCGTGGAAACGGACGTAATGACCGCGCCGCAAACCTTCTTGTGCTTATCCCCCGAAGAGTACGTGCTGAACGTCGCCGTATGGTTCGCCGTCGTATTCACAAACTCAATAGACTGGACTTTAATCCGGCCCTTCTTGACGACGCCCGTGGTCGTCATCTTGATCGTGTGACCCCTTTTTGTGGTAGCCATTAACTCCCCTTTTCGGATGCGCTGTCCGTGGCATCCTTCCTCACGGTTTCCAAAGCCCTAAGTTCCCCGACCACCCTCAGTTCTTCCTCGATGGTCCGGGCGATGTTCTGTTCTAGAATCGCCTTATCTTTCTGCAACTGCTTTCTCTGCGCGTCAATCTTCTGGTACTTGGCCGTCGCCTCCGCGATAAGTTTTTCTACCTTGCCCGTGAAATCCATTATTTAATCTCCTGTTTGATTTAAGATAGAGGAGGGGCCGTTAAGCCCCTCCCCGTGAAAATCAACGTGAACCCAACTAATCAACGACAACTTCAGGAATGGTGGTAATACCGTCCCAGTTGAAGCAGAAACTCTGGTTGGCGGTTCCGCCGGAAATCAGATGGGCGGTGGCAACCGCACCAAGGTTGCCAATACAAGAACCGCTACCCTGAACCGTAAACGCATTGGTAATTGTAGAGGCCGCGACGCCTGTTGAGGCGATTCCGCACTCCGCGGCAGTATTGAACTTGATACTACCCATAACAGACTGGTTGTCAATCAGGGTTGTAACGGTACAGTGGTTCCCAATCATAAAGTCATTGGAATTGACCGTGACCGCGGTTGCGGCTGGTTCGGTTGAGACGATAACCGCGGCGGTGCAACCCGACCCAGATGTCGAAACAAATCTGTTTCTGTGAATGGTCGAATACAGCAAGCCGTCGCCATACCCAGCAACGATTGGGGAATTGGTCCCGCCTGACCAAACCATTGCAAAGTGGTTGTTGTGGATATTGGCGCAGTACCCACCGCCAGTTGCGACATGGATACCAGACCCTACGGCGGCGGTAGAGGCCGCGTTCTTGAAATAGAATCCTGCGATTTCGCAGGATGCGCCACTAAGCGTAATAATGGGGGTGTCGGCTGTGGCCATGTGAATCCTGGCCGCGTTGTTCGCGCCAACATCATACCCGATTCCCGCAGGGCAAATCAGATGGACGGCCTTTTTGTCCATCGTCAACGTAGCGGTAATATCATAGTCCGTGTTGTCGGGCATCACGATAACGTAATCGTTCCGCTCGTCAAGCGTGGCGGCAAGGGCATCCGCGATGGTGGTATGGACCCGCTTGGACCCATCCTTGTAATATCCCTGCCGTTCGCCCATGAACCGCACGTAGGCGGCGTTGGACGACTGAATAACGTAATAAACGTTCCCGACGCCGAGGCCGATAGCATCGCCCCCAACGGGAACCCCCCCGTACTGTAGTACCTGATCGGGGAAATTGCTCATGTTAAGTCTCCCGCACGGATGTACGACTTGTCATTCGTTAATCCTTCCTATGCGTCGTGGTAAAGGGGGGCCATCCTTGGCGACGGCCCCCACGTTAATAACTTCACGGGCATCCAAGAGCCTAAAAACTCAACTGAAAGCCTCAAAACCTAGGGAGGCGATTACGCCCCCTAAGTTGTTGATTTAACTGGCCTTTCCAACATATACGTTTTTCACAGAGCCGTACCCTGCACAAAATAGTTGTCTGGAAACGGCAACCTTGTCCTTCGTGTTGTCCGGCGCGGGCTTAACCTCGAAGTCGGGTTCCCAGGCCGTGAACACGTTGAAGTCGTAGTCGTCGTCCTTGGCGATAACGAACCACGTGGTCGTACCGGTCAGACGGTGGTACTCAAAGATTTTGAGGTCCATTTCGCGCAGAACGTTAATCGTGTTGCTCTGCTCAAGAGGCTTGTACTCCGAACCAAGGATTTCCTTCGCCGTCACATAAAGGTTCGGGTGAATAACAAGGTGGGTGGGCGTCGCGCCCTTCCAATTCCCCCTGTCATCCTCAAGTATCGAGAAATAGTACCGCGCATCGGCAAGGGCCGTGATGGACAGTTCCGCGTTTCCGTAGTTGGAGTAGTTGAGCGTGGTGGGTAACTGGGTGTGTACGGCGGAAGCAATCGCCAGGTCGTCAAACCCGACGTTCCGCTCGTAGGTGGTGGATGTCATGGCATTGAACAGGGCCGCGCAAGTCGTGTCCTTGGTCATCTTCTGGACTTTGGCGAGGGATTTAGCCATCCTCTTGGAGAGGTTGAACTGATTGAAGAACTCCATCTCCTCGGTGATCCTGAAGCCGGACCCAAATTTGCGCCAAGTGTATTCTTTCTGCTCTCCGATAAGGGGAGATTGCAAAGGAATGTTCTGGCCCTCGACAATCTCTGAAGAAGCAGTCAACCCGGCGATCCTCTGGTCCTTGGGCTTGTAATCCGTGGACTTCAGATCGTTGAATACAATCGGGTACTCGACCTTTTCGGCCGAGGTCGTGTCGTCAAAAATCTTCCGAAGTGCGCCCTTCTTGAGGAGACCACTATTGGTGGTGGTGTCAAACCTGGTGGTAATTGTGCTCATTGTCTATCTCCTCTTACGCAAGAATCCCTGCGGCGATTGCGGCATCGTCAAACCGCACTAAAAGCCGACCGCTCGTCGTGCCAACTGGGTCTTCAAGGGCAACGATGTAACCGTCTGGGGTCCCAGAGGCCACCGCGATGGTGTGCGCCCCGACACTAAACGTAATGTCAAAGTCATCACCAGCCAGGGCCGCAGTCAGGGCCGCAGTCTGTGTCATCCGATACAGATTTGTGGCGTCAAGAAGTTCGATTTCACATTCGACATCGTTGCCGGTAGTCGGCGCTTGAGCCTTCTTCCGGGCGATGGCGCAAAAACTATTGGCGGTCCCAATAACAACCCGTCCACTACCGCCACTAAACTGAACCAGGTCGCCAGCCACATAGGTCTGGCCGCTTGTTTCCAGGGCTTTAACCACAAGGGGGTTGCCCGTTACTAATTCAACGCTAGGCATATCCTTTTTTCTCCAAATGGGCCTTGGAGAGTACCGAAATTAAGAGCGCAAAGAGTCCTTTGTCTTCTCGTCCAGCGCCACGCCCTCGCGCTTCGTAAGCTCATCGAACTCGTCTTGCAACGCTTTCGTGGCCCCCTGCCCGCGCTTCACCTTCTCAATCTCTTCCTTCAGGTGGTCGATATAGGGCCGCTTCATAAGCACAAGGTCGCCGTGGATAAAGTAGCCGCTCGCATCAACCTCAAAACCTTCGGGCCAATACGGGTCGCGGTCCACCGTCACGGGACTAGCCGGGAGCGAAACCTTCGCAACTTGAAACTCTCTACACCGAGGGGGGTCCCACCGAACCCACCAAAGCCAATGCTTCGGCTTGGAGTTCGGGTCGTAATACGTCCGCTTCGTCAGGGATGATTTCTGGCTAACAATGTCTTCCAAGTCCGCTTTCCAGGTCTTCGGGTCGAACGTCTTTTCCGCGCCCGACTCATCTACCCAGGTAGACTTGCTCATGTCCAGAATGTGCGAATTAATGTCCCTTAGCGTTCTCATCTTCCACCCCCGCTCTCTTTCTCGATAATCTCTCTAGCCTCCTGTTCACTAAGTCCAAATTCCTTGGCCAATCGCCTGGAATCGTCATCCAGTTCGACGCCAGCCTTGGCGGTTCGCGTCAAGTTCGGTGTGACACTATGCGACGGTTGAGGCGGCTGTACGCCAGGCTTCTGAAACCTGTCGTATTCCCCGCGCTCAAACCTGATATTCGCCGCTATGCGGTCCAGGGTCTTAGGGTCTCTAAGCAGGGCTGGATTCAGCCCCCATTGACGCGTCGCCACTTGCGCGGCGGCCTCCACGTCTCGCTCGATTCCCTCGTAAAGCCTGGGATTCCTTGACACGGCGATTTCTTTTGCGATGTTGAAGTTCAACTCGGCCTCTGTGGCCTGTCTGCCGACATCATACATCGCCCGCTGTTGCCGTTCCTGCTCTAAACGCGCTTCCACAATCCTTGAAACGCTCTCCTCCGGCTTCCCGTAGTCAAACTCAGGCATCGGTACCTGGGTCTGAGGCGGGGGATAATACTGAGGTTGCGGTTGGTACTGTGGAACCCTCGCCCTCAATTCTCCTAGCTCTCGCCCCTGTTCAACGAGCTTCTTTTCAAGCCCGAGGTACCCTGCGGCGAGTTCCTCTACCGATTTTCCCGCAAACTTTTCCGGAACTGGTACTGGTTCCGAGGTCTGCGGAGTCGGCGTTGCGTCAGGAGCCGCCTCGGGAACCGGAGAAGGTTCCGCGACGGGCGGTTGTCCCTGACTGATTTCTTCTGTCAACGTGTCCTCCTGTTAAAATTTACGGGGCGTAACGCCGATGACCTCGGCGGGAAGCCCGCTAACGGTGTCTATGCACCGGATAAAACCCTGCCACTTCGCTATGTTCTCGTCCGTTTCACAATGGCGACTTGCGGCCTTCCGCTCGTCCTCTAGGCGCAATACGTAGTCGCGCCAAAACGCGGTCTTACTAATCGCCTCGTACTCGTCCTTTAGCTGTTTCTTCAGATAAGATTTGTCTTTAAGGTCCATTTTACTGCCCCATGAACTCGCCGGGAGTCCCGCGCTGTTGCATCATCATTTGGGGCGGCATGAACTGTGGAGGCGGTGCACCGGGAGGCGGTCCCTGCGGCATCTCTCCGGGCATCCCCTGTTCAGGCGGTCCCTGTGGCGGCGGAGGCGGCATCAAATCCTGAGAGTTCGCAATCGCCTTCTCCACGTCGAACGTCTCCTCAAGCGATACAACCAGTCCCGCCGCGTCTCTCTGGTCAAAATCGTCCAGAATCCGCGTGATAACCTTGACCCCGACGGAATACTGCGCCGCCAACCACTTCTTGAAGTCGCTCGGAACCTGCGGGTTGCACAACGCCTGTACCATCCCCGCATTCTTGGTGGCCCACTCAGACAAGAGCTGATAGGTCGTCAAGGCGGCCTCGCGCCGCAACTCCTGATTGATGACCTCGGAACTCGCGTACACCTCGACCTTCAGCCCGCCCCGCAAGTCCTCAATCGGGAACTCCACCGTCTGAACCGTGGGCTTCCCCGTCTCCTCGTCCTTATAGGCGTACACCGGCTGGTACTGCGCGAAAACCTCTAGGCACTTCATAATAATCGCGCTCACACACTCCCGGATGTTCTCGTTCCCGCTCTTGAACTTCTTGTTCGCCTCCTGTATCAGCGCGAACGTCTCTTTCGCCACGGGCCTGTCCGCCGTACCCTGCCCCATCACGTTCGGCGTCAAACCCACCGCCCGGTCCGCGTAGGAAATCAACCTGTCTTCCTCTGGAACCGTGCTGTAATAGTTGCTGTCAAAGTTCAGTATCTTGACGGCTTCATCTAGGGTGTCGTCCACCACCTGAACCTTGCCTGGCGTGATCTTGTAGTCGTCCAGCCCCGCCCCAGCCCTAACGAAGATCAACGGCCCGTTAATCTGCGTCATCCGGTCGATGCGCTGGTTCTCCAGCGTGTCGATCCCAACCTGCAACTTCTCAACGATCTCGCACACGCCCTCGCCGTCAAACGAGAACTCGATGGGGGAGTACACCAGCTTCTCGAACGGGCGGAACCCGCTGAATATCGGGTTGTATATCCCATCCAGTATCGTCTTCGTTTCCTTATGGAAACTCACGCAAATATCGTCTTCCTCCCCGTCCTCGTCCACGTCATATTTCGTCCAGAGTTCCCATACCTCATAAGGCTCGGTGTACTTGACCTTCTTGAGTTCCTTGCCCTGCCCCTCGGCCCGCGCCTCCCTAGTGTCGGTCTCCTTGTCCGGGTCGGTTATCTTCTCGACCTGCTTCTTGTCGAACACCCCCTGAACGCCCTTCAGTTTCAACTCCGCCCGGCGCATACGCGTCCTGAACCCAACCATATAGGCATCGTCCACATCCGCCGCGTCGGCAGAAATGACGAAATCGGCGCGGTCAATTGGATAGATATTCGGCCCCTCGGAGACCGTCTGCACCACCTTGACCACCTTGCTCTTGCTCCCAAGATGCTCAAGGCTGTACTTCGGAATGTCCTGATTCTTTAACTCTTCCTCGCCCGCAAACCTGTAAACCGTCCGGCTCTTCTTCTCCGGCACAATCTTGACGATCCCCGTGCCCGTCTTCATGCATTGCAGAAGCGGCGAGAACAACTTGTTCTTGAACCCGACCTCGTTCCTGAGCCAATGGTTGATCCCCCTCTCAATGGCCGGGGCCGCGTCAACAAACTCCTCGGTCAACGGCTTGCACGTGACCACTTTCGGATAACCGAAAATCGTGTCGGAAACCCGCACAAACAGGGCGTCGGTATTGGACCGGCTGATAGGGATGGCGATATTGCTCGCCTTCTCAAAGGGGAAGGATTTCGGCGGCTTAACCCCCCGGTACTGCTTCTCCCACCGGGTGATGTTCGATACGCGCTCCTCCTGGTTCTTTAGTTCCTGACTCAGGACTTCCTCAAGGTGCGCGGACAACTCCTCCCGCAACGTACTCCCGCTCTCCATCTTCCTAGAGAGAGGGATGGAACAACCCCCCTTCCAACCCTGCGTGTCGGTTTTGGTCTCTGCGGTCTCTGCCTTATCCCCTTTTGCCGCCTTTTTGGGTCCGGGTTCCTTTACGTCCTTGGGTTCTGCCTTTATACTTTCCTTTGCCAATTTGCCCCCGCCTTAAAAGGTCCTGATTTTTACTGTTGTCAAACCGCGTCGTTATCGTCATTCCCCGTCATTTCCCGTCAATCAGCCGCCACGATACGAGCGCGGACAAATACCCCAAAACCATATACGCCGTAACCTGTTGCGGGACCTTCAACACGGTACACACCATGGCCAGATAGAAGTACGTCCCGAAATACGCTAGGAACTTGATGACTCCACGCCTGAACTCTGCGCTCATTTCTTCTTCCTCCTCCCCTCCGCGCCCTTCAACTTCCCCGAGTTTATCAGCGCATAAAACACCGACTCACCCTTCTTGACCCCATAAGTCTTCTTTAGGTTCGCCAGAGTCTTCTTCCCCACGCTAGTTAACGGCATCTTTACCCTCCTAAGTTAATCGGAAGGGGCCGGATTGCCCGGCCCCCTTCCCCTCGCCAATCTATCGGCTCCCCTTCTTTGCCCTAGTAGGGCAGGGGTTATAATCCGCCCGCTCAACGGCGCGGCATACCTCAGTAAACTCCTCCGGCAGTACCCCGTGTATGCCCATCCCCACCAACCCGTCAAAAAACGGCGCAGGACCATACTTGTTCAGTACTACCCTACCCCGCCTCTCTATGTCCCCCTCATATACCTCGTTGATCTCTTCTGATGTGCTCATGCTTTTTTTAAACCCAGTCCCCCCTTACGGGAACAATATGATTATACCACACATATCCCCACCCATGTCCCCATATACACCA